GTGACGCGAGCGCCCGTAATTTCTAGCGATTCGAAAATTAAACTCAAAGGCAATGACTAAACTTTAATACGTAGTATTAATATGGCAACAGAACAGAAAATTAAGTGGCTTTCCGGCATGGAGACTGCAAAATACTTAAATATCAACCAGAGACAGGTTTATAAAGATTTCGACGCAGGGAAGCTGGAAGACAACGGCCTTAAAGGGCATAGACGTAAATTTAAAATAGTGGAAGAGGTTGATAGTCAAGATGGTAAATCTAAGCCAGCGACTAGTTATGACCTAAAAGACAAACATTTAGAGATTAGAATAAAAAAGGAAGAGCAGTTACTCTATGAGAATAAGCTGTTACTTGCAGAGAAAATAGCAGATTGCTTCTTAGAGATATACCATCTTCCTAGAATTTCAAAATTAACAGAATTGGTTCGCAAATATGGCAACGAGGAATTGATTGCATCATGGAACAAGCAGATAGAACTTGGAGCGACAGAAAGCTTGAAAGAATTGCAAGACGAATTACAGAGACTGACGTTAGACTAAACTCTCTGGCATTCTTTTTAGAGCCATCAGAATGGGCAGAACAGAATATTTCGTTCGAACGTGATATTTCTGCAAACTTTGATAGATTTGATTTAAGCCTTACTCCTTACTTACGCGACGTTATAAACACGTGGAACTTTAAGAATACAATTAGAGAGACCACAGTAGTCGCACCAGAGCAGACCGGAAAGTCCCTTAGTTGGATTATCGGCCTGCTTTATTCGTTTGTATACAACCCTTGCCTTTCTATGATAATATACCCGTCTGAAGATTTAGGTATACGTATCAATAAAGAAAAGTTAGAACCTCTAATGAAAGAGATTCCTAAACTTGCTGCAGAATTAGAAATGCCTAGATCTCAGAAACAGGACTGTTATCACTTCTCAAACCTTAAATGCTATTTTTCAGGAGCAGGTTCACGTGTTACGTCCCAATCTGCTAAAATTCGTATAGCTGATGAAATAGACGACTGGGTATCTCATGAGGAGAAAGTTACTAACTTACAAGATTTACGTAAACGTGCTAGATCATTTGCAGAATCTATGCTTTTTAAGGTATGTTCACCTACTAGTAAAAACGGAGAAATCTGGAGAGAGTTCAATAAAGGCTCTAAAGGTTTTTGGCATTTACGCTGTAAGGGTTGTGGACAGTTAACTATGCGCAGTTCGGATATTTACAATATGCAATGGGCACTTGATGATGAAGCAAACGTAATAACTGATAGTATAACTTTGGTATGTCCTCAATGTAAATATGAACATAAAGAAGACGATAAACGCGATATTAACATAAGTGGAGCGTATATTCATGAAAACAATGGATTAGTCAAGAGTTCTCCTTCTTTTCAATGGGGAGCATTAGCTTCACAGTGGGGTGGCTTGCTTTCTTGGACAGAAATAGCTAAAGCACAGTTATTGGCTGGAAAATCTGGTAATTTCAATGATCAGAAGTATTTTGATAACTCTATACGTGGTTTACCATTCTCTGCTCGTGCTGTTAGTGATTCTTCTTTAGAAAAACTACAAAAACACATAATTACTGAAGAATTACCAGTTGATGACTTTGAAGGAATTTTCTATGCTGGTGATACACAGGACGATAGAATATTTTATATCATAGCAGCTATTGATTCCAAGTCTAATATCTACATTTTAAAAGCTACTCAAGAACCTATCCTAGAAAATATACGAACAGAAATTGAAAAAGATTTCTATGGTAGAAAGATACTTGCCGCTGTACAGGATGAAGGTGGACATAGAACTCTAGAAATACAGAAGTTTGCTCAGACTATTCCTAACCTATGGACCTATAAAGGTAACAATAGACAGGCCAAGAGAATAGAAAGAGGGACTGGAAAGTTATTATTAGTAAAAGAATCAGCTTTTAGGACAGAATCCCTCTATTATATCCATAATCAAGAGAAAAAAGACAATAATTATCTATTTCTTGCCAAAGATCTTCCAGAAGAGTTCTATATGCATCTTTTGTCGTACCAACAGGATAACGCCAAGAAATTTGGTGATGAATACGAGAATTGGACACATAACGGTAGAAAACATGACTATTTCGACTGTATGAAGATGTTATATGCCTTAATTGAATATTGCAAGGCTAAATACCCTAAACATATGTGGTACAAGGGCACGTCCGACTGGATGAAAACAAAACAAGTAGTAAAACTAGACAAAGGCGCGCCTAACTATTCCAATTTTGTACAAGCATGGCGTAATAAATTATAATTTGACAAATAATATTAAATAAAAATATGGAGAGATTATGGCTGCAGACATTCCAGATATCGAACCAAGTTCATTCTTTTGCGGGGATACTGTAACTTGGAAAATATACAATAGTGATTACTTAGCAGATACTTATGGATTAAGTTATGCTATGGTAATGACTGGTAAAATTATTACTTTAACCTCAACAGCTTACGAGACATACACTCATTTAATAACTATATCAAGTACTACGTCAGCTACTTATACAGCAGGAACGTACAACTGGATATCCTACTTCACTAAGACTGGTGAACGTTGGAATCGTGGCTCTGGGCAAATGGTATTAAAAACTAACTATGCTACACAGTCCTCAGGTTATGATGCTAGATCTACAGTACAAAAGATATTTGAAGCTCTTGAAGCTCTTATACTTGGAAAAGCTACTAAAGATCAATTAAAGATTAGAGTTGGTGATAGGGAAATAACTAAATTATCACCTAAACAGTTGATGGATTGGCGGAATTTCTATGCTAATGAGTATTACAAAGAAATTGGTATTGGTGGACGTCCCACTCTTGTTAAAATGAAATTTACTACGGAATAACATGAATATATTTAAAAGATTCTTTATTGGCGAAAAGAAGCAAAAAAGAAGTTTCAATGCTGCTAAAATTAATCGTTTATCTGGTGATTGGATAACAACTCCTCAACAGATTAATGAGGAATTAAAAACTGACCTAAATAAGATGAAGGTCAGATGTCGTGATGCTGCTAAGAATGACGCTCATATGAAGAAATTCCTACGTATGAGAGAGGTTAACATAGTTGGTGACAATGGCATAGTACTAATAGCATCAGCTATTGACTCAGTTACTAAACAGTTAGATTCTAAAGCAAACGAAATAATAGAAAACTTATACCAAGACTTCTCTAATAAGAAGAATTTCACAGTAGATGGTTCCATGTCTCGTAGAGATGTTGAAAAACTGCTGGTTTCTTCCTTAGTTTATGATGGGGAGTTCTTTGCTAGAATTGTTAGAGGTTATGACAATGATCATAATATATCAATTCAAATAATGGATAGCTATCAATGTGATATGCTATACAATACAGGTAATACTCAATTAGCTAATGGAAATTATGTAGTTAATGGAGTTGAAATAAATAGCTATGGCAAACCTGTCAATTATTATTTTCTAACTGGACGTCCTGATAGTTATAGTTTACAAACTAAACGTATATGTATACCTGCAGAAGACATTATCCATGTATTCAAACGTGAATATGCTGGACAAACTCGTGGAATTCCTCTGGCTGCAGCTGGAATAATGAAATTAAATGATTTAGCTGGATATACAGAGGCGGAAATAATAGCAGCTCGTACAGCAGCATGTAAGATGGGATTCTATACAGTTCCTGTTGGTGATGAAATGATTGGACCTAACGATACTAAGGATATAGATGGAACGTCCCTACTTAAAGAAGCTTCACCTGGAACTTTTGAACAATTGCCAGAAGGTTGGGATTTTAAAACCCATAATCCTGATCATCCTACTGGAAATCATGCAGCTTTCGTCAAGACAACTCTTAGAGAAATAGCTAATGCTTGGAACGTATCTTATAATGAGTTAGCCAATGATTTAGAGGGCGTAAACTACTCCTCGATTAGACAGGGTGTGCTTTTTGAACGTGATTGCTGGAAAGACGAGCAACAATTTGTAATTGACCACTTTGAAACAATTATATTTAATGAGTGGCTCAAAATTAACCTATTAAATGGTAAACTTGCTCCATTGCCTTATGCTAAGTTAACAAAATTTATCAATTGTGATAAATGGCAAGGGAAACGTTGGACATGGGTAGACCCAGCTAAAGATGCACAGACAAATGAGATAATGGTTGCTAATGGCTGGAAGACTAATGATCAGATAACCTCAGAACAGGGCGGAGATTATTACGATAATATTAATCAGATAAATCAAGAGAACAAATTAAAAGAAAAGTTAGGATTAACTCTTGGTCCTCAACAGGCTATAAATAAAAACCCTGATCAAGAAGACGAAGTTTTGACAAAATCAAGTAAATAAAATTGAAAGTAAATATATGCACGGGAAAGCCTCTTAGCAATGCGCAACCACCCCGTGCCTTTCGCTCACTTAGGAGAAACTAATGGAAGAATCAGTTAGAAAAATTATAGAATCAGAAAGATTCTTTAGGCAATCAGATATAGTCTCTGGGACTATTGACGAAACTACTCGTACAGTAGATATGTCATTCAGTTCAGAACTCCCTGTACAAAGATCTTTTGGAATGGAAATATTAGACCATTCAGAAGGTAGTGCAGACTTATCTCGCTTAAATGCAGGTGCAGCTGTACTTGTAGATCACGGCGGAGATCAGATTGGTGTGGTTAAAAAAGCCTTTATAGACCATACCACTAAAAGGGGAATGGCAAAACTTAAATTCAGCAAATCAGCAAGGGGACAGGAAATATTCCAGGACATAGTAGATGGAATACGTTCAAATATTTCTTTCGCCTACTCAATAGATACTAACTCAATGACTAAAGAGTCAGAGGGCACATATAGAATGTCTAAATGGACACCGCATGAAATTTCCGTGGTAGGAGTTCCGGCGGACGCAACGGTGGGAATCGGACGCAGTCTAGAGAAACAACCTAAAGTGCAAGCTGTCGAAGTAGTTAAAGAAGAAGTTATAATAGAAGAAAAACAAAAAGAAACAATTTTAGAAATTAAAACAAACGAAGGTAAAAACAAAATGGAAGACAAGAAAAGAGTATCGGAAATTTTCGCTATTGCTGAAAAGCATCCGGAACTAATGGCTGAAGCTCGCGCTGCTATCACTTCTGATACAACGTTAGAAGATTTTCAGAAAACAGCTATGGCTAAGCTATATAATGCTAAAGCTATAGAAGTAAAAACACAAACTGATATAAATGCATCAAATATCGGACTTTCTAATAAGGAAGTTAAAAGCTTTTCAATAGCTCGTGCTATTCAAGCTATGGTTACTGGAAATAAGGAATCTGCTGCATTTGAATTCGAAGCTTCAAGAGCTTGTGCTAAGAAAGCTGGTAAAGATCCTCAAGGTTTCTATGTTCCTAACGAAGTAAGAACAATGAATGTTACAACAACTACGGCTGGTGGAGACTTTGTTGCTACAGATTTGCTTGCTGGTTCGATGATAGAATTGCTCAGAAATAAATCAGTAATGTTCGCAGCTGGATGCAAATCCCTCACAGGACTCGTAGGTGACGTTGCGATCCCAAAACAAACAGGTGGTGGGAGTGCATATTGGATAGCTGAAGGTATTGATCCTACAGTAAGTGATCAGACTATTTCTCAGGTTACAATGGCCCCAAAAACACTTGGTTGCTATACTGACTTCACACGTAAATTAATGCTTCAGTCCTCAGTTGACATTGAAAGCTTCGTAAGAAGTGACTTGACAACTATACAAGCAATTGAGCTTGATAGGGCTATACTTAACGGAAGTGGCTCTGGTTCAGAACCTGCTGGGTTGTACGCTAAGATAACTGGTACTTATGTTCCTTCTCTCGGTACAAGCGGCGGCGCTCCTACATGGGCTAGCATAGTTGCTTTGGAAGCTAGAGTTGACGCTCAGAATGCATTAGCTGGAAGCTTAAGCTATATCACAAACGCTAAGGTTCGTGGTACATTAAAATCCACACCTAAAGTATCTAATTTCCCTCAGTACTTGATGGATGATGCTGGAAGAGTAAACGGTTACACTTGCCATGTTTCTAATCAGGTTCCTGGTACAATTCTTAAAGCTGGATCTGGTGCTACACTGTCAGCAATGATATTTGGTAACTTCAGTGATATCGTATTA